CACTGTCGCCCATCACCGCACTGGTGTTCGCGCCGGGTCCATACCGGGAGTGGGTGTCAACGGTGAGGTAGCCGCCGTTGATGAGGTAGTCGTGAATGTGGTTCGCGGTGACGGTCCCCGACGCGGCGCCCGCGTTCAAGCACGCGAAGGTGAATGAGTTCGCATTCACCACGGTGATCGACTTGACCCCGACCACGATCGCGGCAGCGTCTGACGTGACGGTCACGTTGAACAGGTCGCCGTTGACCATGCCGTGATTCGCTTGGGTCACGGTTGCGGTAGTCGTCGCTCGCGTCCACGCAAGCGCTGCAACCGATCCCAGCTTTGTCAGCGCTGAGATGTTGACCGGGGTGGTGATTGCGAAGGATGACATTAGGAGTAGCTCACTCCGACAAGGTCGTTGCTTGAGTAGGTGAGCGTCTTGGTCAGCGCGACGCCGCCAGGCACGTTGCCTGAGAGCACCAGGCTTGTGAGGTTGCCAAGGGTGTAGTTGAAGGTCTTGGTGATCGGCCCACCCGCTGCGGCGTAGACGATCGTTGCGACCAGCCCTTGCGAGTAGGTGATCGATTTGGGCAGTGCTTCGAGGTTCTGGCTGACCGTCTCGAAAGTGGGTGAGCCAGCAGCGCCGGAAGGACCTGGAGGCCCCTGCCCCGCAACAAGTGCTGTCGAGAACTGCTCGGCTGCCGGCAACAAGGTTGCGAAGCCCGAGTTCGAGACCACGTTGGTGACGCTCTGCGTCGAGCCGGCCACCAGCGTCTGAACAGGCGCTGCAGGCGACAGGATCGTCGTGTAGCTATCAGGCACGGGTCACGCTCGGAAAAATCTCGAACACGCCGTAGTACAGGGGCGTGATGAGACCGGTTGAATCCGTCATCCTCATGTCCCACACGTACTTGTTCTGGTTTGGGTCTTCCGAGACCGCCATCGCTGCAGTCTCAGCGGCAGTCAGGTTCAGCGCGTACTCGCCTGTCAGCACGTTCGACACCACGAAGTTCAGCGTCAGCACCACTTGCGATGACGACCGACTCTTGCGAACCTGAGACTGAAAAGTGATGCCCGAGAGGTTGACAGGAGCGCCGCCAACGGAGTTGGTCATGGTGAACCGCAGGCGCAGGCTGGCACCCTGCACAACCACCAGGTTCAGCTCCTCGCCGATCGAGCCAATGGTCAGGCCGCTCATGCGACCACCGTCAGAGTCGTCTCAGCCTTCCCAGCTCCACCCTTCGGCTTGGTGGGTGTCGTGGGCCTGGTCGCCTGGTTCATCGTCGAGCCCGAGTTGGACGCGCCGTTGTAGCCGTCGCCGGCAGGCGCAGCACCCTTGTTGAAGAAGCCGGTACCGGACAGCGCGGCCATGCCCGCAGGCGGAAGCTGGCCCGTGAGCTGGATGGAAGCGTCAGCGTCGGTGATCAGGCCAAGGCTGAGCTGCTCAAGTACGCGGCTCTGCTTCATCGCCTTGAAAGCCTCAAGCTCGCTCTCCGGCTTCAGGTCAATGGAGTTGTACTTGAAGTCCACGTAGACATCGTGGCCCATCAGGCGCACTGCCAAGGTGAACACCTTCGAGAACATCTCGTTCAGCTTGGCCCAGACCGTGCCCTCGACGAACTTCATGAAGAGCAGGGTCTCAGCGGAAGCCGTGTTGGTGGTCCCGTTGCTGTGGCCAAGCACGGTCGGCAGCACCTTGGCACCCGAGGCCAGCTTGGCGTCGGCCAGGCCCTGAATGACCTCGTACTCGTTCGACAGGTTGGTGTTGCCGTGGTCGACAACGGTGATCCCCATCGTGTCGAACATGACGATGGCGTCTTCGGGGTTGAGCCCGTTGATCTTCGCGGTCACGTCCGCGATGACCTGGTTCATGAAGTTGGCCGTCTTCTCGGCGTCGCCGGCCAGATCGGGTGACAGCCCCTTCTTGAACTTCTCCTCGTCGATCGTCACCACCACTCGCGGGTGGATCGCCTTCTTCACGATTTTGCGCAGATCATCAAGGAACTCAGCCGAGAACAGTACCGCTTGAATCGCGGGCTCGATCGGCGAGATCGGGTACGGGTCAGTCAGATCCTCATCGAGCTTGACCATGAAGAACGTCGGAACGTCAAGATCGTAGTACTCGCCCGACAGAAACTGCTTGGGCACGATCTTGCGAGCGTCGCTCGACGGGAACAAGCGCACCTGTGCGGTCGCAATCGGGTGGATGTGCGAGGGCAATCGCAGCTTGTTGAGCACCAGCTCGCCGCACATCGCCCCTTGCGTGAAGATTTCCCGTGCCCACGACTCGCTGAGCGAGCGGATCGAGCGCCCATCGTCATAGCCGATGGTGTAGTCGTTCAGCACGTTCATGTTCGTGATGACGACAGCCAGGGCGGCGGATGCCTCAGGATTCACCGTGCCATCGGTGTTCCGGGCAATTGCGGTGTAGCCCGACGTGATGCCCGTGCGGATGTAGGCGGTGACCGCTGCGCTCAGGTTGGGATCAGCGCGGCTGAAGTCGCTCAGGACCTGGCGCGTGTCCGCCGAAACCCGGTAGTCGAGGATGCTGCGATTGGCAAGCAGCCGGTCCTTACGGATCAGCGGCGTCGTCGTCGGCGGCTTGGCCGTCGTCAGGTAGGACGGCAGCGTAATCTGCGTGCGCGAGACCTTGGTCGGCAGCGGCTGAGGGGCGATGACGGTGGCAGCGGAAAGGAGAGATTCAGCCCCATCGGACATGAACTGACCCCAGGGGTGTTTGCTCGATCGATCTGCCATCGGTGCCTCGCTCTACTCCGGTAGTGTATTCCTAAATCCCAGAAAAGACAAAGGGCGGGTCCCTTGCGAGACCCGCCCCGTCACTAAGGAGGACTATGCACGCCAACCTGAAGGGTCACGACCCAGCGCTCCTAGAGCCTGGGCTGCAGCGTCGTTACCGTCTCTGTCTGCAGCAGGTACCTACTATACCATAATGTCAGAGCGCGGTGTTCTTGAACGAGAACATTTGATAGGTTGGAAGCGTAACAAGTGATTTTCCAACGCCTTTGATCTTCCCGGCGATCCAGCAGTACAGAAAAGCGTTGTGGTAGTGGTCGTTGCCGTCGCTTTTCTGCCAGGAATACTCAAGCTCGCCGCTGTCGTGCGAGTACGTCTTGACCCGCTTCATACTCATGTGCTGCTCGGTGATGTTCTGGCGCTCGGGCGAGTCCTTGATCACCATGTTGCCTGACCGCAGATACTCCATGTAGCCGTCAAACGCCCTGGATCGGTTCACATTGACCTGGCGCACGAAGTCCATGCCCTTGCCTACCTGCGCTTCCTTCTCCACAACCGTGTGGGTCAAAACCGATCGGTTCTTGACGTACACGCTCGCGAACAGATTCACGTCCAAGGCCTGCAGCGCCATCACCGTTTCCGCGTGCGGCTGAGAGTCGATGACCGTACAAGCGATCCTGAACTCCCTACGCAGCTCCGCGTACCTCTCCCGCGCCTTGGTCAAGGGTACTGGCTCGGTGTGTACCACCTTCATCTGCCCGTAACCATCGACTCCCGCCACGACGAAGTGGTAGGTGTTGCCCACGTCGATGCCCATGACGTAGGTCAGTGACGTTGGCACCTCGAAATTGTCGAAGACGTTGACGAAATCCTTCGATGTCAGGGTCGCTTCGCTGTCTTCCATCGCCAGGCCGAGCTTCGTGTTCACGAAGTCCTGCACTCTCGCGAACGACGGCGAGATTTCGACCAAGTAGGGCACCTTGATCACGTTCGGCGCATCAAATGGTGTGACCTGGTACCCGGCGCCGACGTAGTTGTCGCTGGGATTCTCACAAACCCACTGCCGGTGCTCGGCCTGCAGCGAAGGCACGCCCCCGCACTTCGGACAGTGGACTTTGGCCTCCTGAAACTTGATTTTCGTGAGAATTGCCTTGCTTATGTGGCTAAGATCGCCGAAATACCCCGGAACCTTGACGTTTCGGTAGTAATCGGGGATGAAAAAGTGGTTGCAGTGATGGCATTTCACGAAGTTGAAGTGCCTGCGGCTCTCAGTAAACGCCTTGTGGATGCCAAATTTGGGCAGCGTGGGTGTGGAGAATTTGGATGTTCGCTGCCATTTAGAGTGCCCAAGCCTTGACAAATACTGTCCGATTACCTCTTGGTTGCAGAAATCCACCTCATCATGAATACAGTGGTCCACAGGAATCGATATTGGAGCGCTGGAATCTGAAGCGCCCTTGATATACAGGAATGAATCTCCGAACCTCTTTACCTCATTATTATCATTTGACTTGTGGATATTGCCCTTCATCACCTTCGAGCCGTCTACGACAATATCTACCCGAGTCTTGGCAAATGTCCCCGCGAAGTGAGCTGTCGGAAGCGTGTAGGCCACCGTGTAAGGGCGTAGCACGTTCACCAGAGCCAGGGCCATGCGTACTGAGACCTCGGAGATGCCGACCTGAGCGCACTTGATTACCGATACGTCTCTAGACGTGTCGTTTAGGATGGTTTCCTGGAATTCGTGATCCTTGTACGAGTAGGGCTGGCCCCCGATCGTCGTGTTCAAGGTAATCCACTTTGCGATCGACGCGGCAGTGTGCCTTGTCAGTACCGCCGCCTTCACCCGTTCGAGGTGGTCGCCGACAACATCATCCATATCTGTGCCTAATTTGCCGTCTTGTCACTTCAACTTTTCCCGAACGAACGCTTTTTCGTACTCCGCGATGAACGCCGCCGCCTGTTCCTCAGGCAGCATCGTCAGGCACTTGATCAGCAGGTTCTCGATCAGCTTGAAGCGCTCGGTCGTGTAGAGCGCCTGCTGCTGATCTCCAAGGGTCTTTAGGTTGGCGGCAACCGCGTTGGCCACCTGGGCACGCTGGTTGGCCGGCACCTCGTCGTCCTGCAACACGTTGGCCTGCAGCTCGCGCAGGGTGCGGTACTGCAGGAGCGCTTCCTGTTCCAAATTCAGTTTGCTCAACTCTGTCGGGGGCAGAGCCTGGTTGATCTCGTCGCGAAACTTCACCAGCTCGGCCACCGTCATGGTCGACCAGTTGTACCCCTTGCTCTGTCTGAGCGGTTTCTTGGTCTCTGGTGGCGCGTCGAACGTGGGCATCGAAGCCTCGACCACCGGGCTCTTGAAGCGCGTCAAGGTGCTCTCGTCTACCTCGAACTCTGGCGCGTCGCCAAGGCCGCTCGGACGCGCTCCCGGCGTCGTCACGGGCACTTCCACGATCACTTCTCGCTTGAACAGCGAGTCGGCGCCCGCGGGCCGCTCCTTGAACTTCTTCTCAGACGGCGCAAACACCGACTCGAAGCCTTTGGGCTTGGGCTTGGCGTCGTAGATGTCGCTGCCTTGGCCTGGACCAGGCTGGCGCGACCCTGGATTGTTATTGTCTTTTGGCTTGACCATCTTGTTTCTTGGCTTTGTTCAAAGTCTTCTTCATCTCTTCTTTCGCGATCACCCTGTTCAGCGCCTCTTCTTGCACCGACAGCGCACGTGAAGCGATCATGTTTAAAATGCGCGCTTTTTGCGACTCAATCCTCTCTTCTTTTTCCACGTAGTCGGCAAGGTGCCTGCGCTTTGCGTCTGTCAGCGTTTTCAGATCCTTGTACGGCATCTGGAAGTGCTTCATCAGCAAGGCTGACACTTCGCGCCGCATCTGTCTGTCGCTGATGTTGGCTCTCTCGCCGCCCTCGATGAAGTCCATCGTTCCCGCGATCACATCGACTGCAGCCTTCTTGTGCAGCTCCCACTTGATCTCGGTGGCAGCCTTGCTCACTCTGTAGTCAGCAAGCGGCCTGGCCACGCTCCAGGACCTCTGCAGCTTGTTCACATCCCTCACGCCAACTTGCAGGGTCTCACAGGCTTCTGACCGTGTGATTCTTCCTGCCGCGATCTTGTCCAGCGTGGCGAACAGTAGCGGCAACCTGTGCCCCCACTTCGCCTTGCGCATCTTCCATTGAATGGGCGTCAGTCCAAGCGTGTCTGCAGCCTGCGTTTCAGTGATCTCGCCTGACTCGGTCATAGCATAGATTTCTAACAATTTCATGACATCTCCTAGTGGTGGTTGATCGATTGCACATGTTGATCTTATTTTTCTTTTTTGTCTGTCGTTTTTGTGCAAAGTAACATTGACATTCTAGGGATAAGTGAAGCCTTTCATCTGTGTGTTGGCGTACATAGTCAATCAAGTCGGTAGACGTAGGCTTCTATGCACAGTCGTACCACTTGCTCGACTGGCAGCTTTGTCATCCCCGACAGCTCCGCTGCCGCCGTTCTGAACTTCTCGTCGGCTCGGTACCCGACTTGCTTGATGTCTTCGTAGGGCGGCATTGACAGGCGCAGTTTGAAGGCACTTGCCAGCAGCTCTGGGTCTTTGTTTGCTTGATGCACTGATCGTCGGATTGACTCTGAGATGCCTGCAGGCATGGCTTCGAGCTTTTCATGGATTTTTGCTGACAGGCTGATTGTTGCTGCTTTTCTCATGTTAGGTACTTTATATGAAAAACATAGCAAAAGTTCAAAAATGACAAAATTTTGGGGAGGAGAGGTGGTTTGCCCCGCCCACAGCCACCGCCCGCGAAACCTACCCCGTCAACGTCTGCACCCCTGGCACCCCTACGGGCAATGACGACGACCCCGCCAGCGCCCCTATCGTTGCCGCTAGCGTTGACGTGGCTGGGGTGCCACTACTAACAGTAGCGGCAGCGTCCATGCTGCCGTCACTGCCGGGGTGCCGTGCCTGACGCTG